GAGTGTACTTTCTTGGTTTGGTTATCTCTGAAACTAAATGGTTTAGCTACGCCAAAGCTTAGAGATGCGATTGGTCCAATCAGACACGATTCGTCGTCTGAGTGCCAAGCTAGTTTATTCGATACGTGATACTCATTTATGAGTATTTGATTGAATAAACGTGTGCTATCAAAGTCTTTGCTGTAGCCCATTTCGTTGGCTAATGTGCGTACTTGTTCCGTTAAGGTTTCAAGTCCGTGCCATTCGCCTGTAGAGATGTGGTCTCTGTTTGCATATCTGTAGTTAAGATTGCTATGACCTGCCCAGCAGGTCCCGCGACCGAACTCTTTAGAGTAAGGGAGCGTTGGTAGCAATTTGTTAGCTTCAGAATATGCAGGGAGTAGTGCATCTACTCCCGATAGGCTATTGAGACAGGCGTTGCCTAGTCTGTATGTTCCTTTGTTCATATTATTTCTCCTTAGTAGTTAATTACTCTTACTTTAAGACCTTTGCGTTTAGCAAGTTCAATCATGTGCATAGTGCCGAGGCTTTTGCCGTCCCAGAACGCTACAAGTGCGTCTGCGTTGTCAGCCATTAAGGCATTACGTTTATAACCAGCTGATTTACCATGCTTCTTCCAGTCGGCAGGGTATGGGATTACAGGTAAGAATTGAGATGAAGCGTATTGTTCACCTAGTTTATCTGCTCCATTAGCTGTACCAGATACTATGTGTATTAGATGCGTCTTGCATACTTTACTAAGTAGATTATCTAGTTTCTCTTTTAGTAGAGGGTAGTCGTTAAACTTTCTACCCCCAGCTATTATTACTTTGAATGTAGGACCCCATAATGTATTCATATCATTTCTCCAATGAGTTATTATTACTACCTAATGTATTACGGTTAACGTGGAGCGTTGACCGTTGGTGTACCACTAGGTAGTAGGTTAGTGGTACACACTTAAGTGATTGATTATGTTAAGGATCTAGAGTTGGTGTACCAGTACGAATATTGTAGTGGTACACTCGATAGCCCTTTGTTTATAAGGCTTTGACATAGGTTTGTACCATTTGTACCAGTATTTATTAAATTAAGAACTAATATTAACTGTCTATGATCTACGGTCTACTAATGTATAAGCCCGAAGTAGGTGGTACATGTGGTACATGTGGTACATTGTATAGTAAAGCTTGATTTATCAATGGTTTACGGTGTACCGGCAGGTGCACATGCATGTGGTACATGGTGGTACACGAGCGCGCGGGGCACGCACATCATGGCTGGGGGGCGGGATTCATGGGTATGAACCTCGCCTCGAGAGCCGATGATAGTAGTTATTTAGTGATGATAAGCCTAGTTAGTTTATATAAGCCCCATAGTATTGCTATAGGGGTGAGTAAGATGCCTATGACTGTGCCTAGTACTTTGGCGGTTACCATAGCGTAGTAGGCGGGGCGTTCTCCTATTTCTTTAGCGAGTTCGTTTTCGTCATGTATGTCTTGAGGGTTCCATTTCATGGTTATTCTCCTTTGTTTAGGGGGTTAGTGATAGTAGTGTTGGGTTCTTCAGCTAGTTTGTTATAGGTGCTTTTTAGAGCTTTAGCAGTTATTTCAGCAGTGGTGTAGATGTCTCGTGGGGATGTATCAATGATTGTGTTGATTACGCCTCGTGGAGTTACGTCTGCTATTAGTTCAGCAGTTTTTTCTACGGCAATGCCTAAGGTTATAAGAGTGGTGTCTAGGTAAGAGGTGATAGTATGTTTCATTATAGTTTCCTATTAAGTTAAGTCATGATTGACATTGGTCTACGTATTACACGAGCGAGGGACGAGCGAGTGCTGTATTGGGATGGGTGATAGTAGTTGATAGGGTACCAGGGTAGGTTCATTGGGGTAAAAATGGAAAGTAGGTTCAATTATTTGATTTGGGGTTGGGGGGTAGGTGAATAGTTGGAAGGGGGAGAAAGTGTGTCAGTGATATATAGTATATTTTTTCGGAAAATTATATGCTAGGGTATATCAACATGAATACACGGATTTGTTCTTCATGTGCAAAAAAACTACCTGAAAAAAAATTTCATGAGGGTAGTAATCCAAAAGGTTCTTATTTTAGAAGCATTTGTTTAACTTGCAAAAACCAATTAGCAAACCGAAAAAAATCTGCTACGCCAGAAGCCTACTTAAAACATTTATACTCTCAATTAAAATATAGCCGTAAGAAAAATAACCCTGAACTTGGTTGGGATATAAAAGTACAAGATCTAATCGACCGTTGGCATTCGCAAAAGGGCCATTGTGCATTGTCAAATGTCCTGATGACTCATGCCAAAGATGGAACGGGTGCGAAAGAGTTTAATGTATCAATAGACAGGATTGATCCTCATATTGGGTATGTTCCTGGTAATATCCAACTGGTTTGTTACCGAGCAAATTTAATGAAACACACACTTCCGGAAGAAGCGCTGTATTGGTGGTGCAAGAATATAGTGACTAATAAGGAAGATATTTGATAAGATGCAACTATGATAGAACCAATGCCAAATATTAGGTTAGGTGTATTACGTGCTATTCGTAGCAAACTGGATGCAGAAATAAGAACCCACGACATGAACCTAGAAATATTATTGTGCCATAGTGTAGGTATAGGAGAACACTCTGATATAACAACAGAAATAGAGGGGTGGATTCGTAAAATTGGTGAAGCTAAAGAAGCGATTGCTGTTATTGATACTAAACTAGGTTAATAATGCAAGAAAGTGAAAGGAACGAACTACAATCTCATTTCCCTTATATGGGGTTAAAACTTAATGAGTTAAGCATACAAGAAGAACGCTTAATTCTTTTTTACTTAAAAGGTATGTCAAAAGCTGCTGCTGGACGCGCAGCCGGGTACCAAAATATGGAGAATGTTTATGCGATATTTAAAAGAGAGCCAATTGAAAAAGCAGTTAACTACTTACGCAAAGAAATGGTGGAAGAGTGCAAATTTGACAGGAACCAAGCAACCAACATGTATTTGGAAGCCCACCGAAAATCGGCTAACTCCACTGAAGAAAAAAATGTTGTTGACTCATTATGTAAACTCCATGGACTCTTTGCCCCAGAAAACGCCACCCAAATAAATATAAATGTCGATAAAGTTCACCAGTTAGAAAGATTGTCTGACGACGAGCTAGTAAAACTGGCCGGTGAAAATTCTGCTTATTTAGAACCCGTTAAATAGTGGTAGAAAAAATAACATGCTCTAAATGTAAAGGAGAGTTTGCAAACACTCTTATAAATGATGAGGTGTGTGTATACTGTAAAGCGGACGCAGCTGAAAAGATCGCCCAGAACCTTGATCAATCTGAGCCAGTAAAACCCACTCCGGAGATAGACGCGCAAAAAGAAGCACAGCGAGAACTAGCCAGACGTATTCTTTCACGAAAACGACTTCTTCCCTTTGTAGAGCGATTCAACCCAGACTATTCTGCGGGTTGGGTTCATAAAGACATATGTAAGCGTCTCGAACAATTTAGTCAGGACGTAACCGATAAAAAATCTCCTAGATTAATGTTGTTTATGCCACCTCGACACGGAAAATCAACATTAGCTAGTGTCTCCTATCCAGCTTGGCATCTTGGTAGACACCCTGAACATGAATTTATAAGCTGTTCGTATTCTGGATCCCTAGCAATGGCGTTTAGTAGAAAAGTTCGTCATCTACTGCGGGAACCATTATACAAAAATGTGTTCGCTGATGCAAAACTAGACCCAACTTCTCAGTCTGTAGAGTCTTGGTTAACTACTAAAGGCGGAGGTTATGTAGCGGCCGGTGTTGGTGGTGGTATTACTGGTAAAGGTGCCCACGTACTTGTAATTGATGACCCAGTAAAAAACAGAGAAGATGCGGAGTCAGATTTTAATAGGGAAAGCGTTTGGGATTGGTACACTTCAACGGCCTACACACGTCTTGCTCCTGGAGGAGGCATACTTGTAATTTTAACAAGGTGGCACGATGATGATTTAGCGGGCCGTTTACTACGGGCCACGGAAGAAGGTGCTGACCAATGGGAAGTAGTAGAGTACCCAGCGATTGCAGAAAAAGAAGAAGAATTTAGAGAGATAGGTGAGGCGCTTCACCCAGAAAGGTATAACTTAGAACAATTAGTTAAAATACAAAAAGCTATTGGACCTCGAGATTGGTCAGCGCTGTATCAACAAAACCCAGTGTCAGATGAAGGCGATTATTTTACCAGGAGCATGATTACATACTTTGATTTTAAAGACATAGATTTTGAAAGGATGAAATTTTATGTAGCTTGGGATTTAGCCATAGGACAAAAAGATAGAAACGATTATTCAGTTGGTATGGTTATGGGTGTTGATGAGTACGATAACCTTTACGTAGTAGATGTTGTACGTGGGCGGTTCGATGGATACGAACTTGTAGAAAAGATTTTAGACCTTTATGAAAAATGGAAACCGTTGGCCGTGGGCATTGAGAAGGGTCATATAGAAATGGCTATTGGACCTTTCTTAGAAAAACGTGTTCAAGAACGCAGACTTCACGAAGCTTATTTTTATGGGCTAAAAACAGGAAGAAGAGATAAAGAAGCACGTGCCAGAGCAATTCAAGGTAGAATGCAGCAGGGGATGGTATTTATTCCAAAAGACCCAGTATGGTCTGGACCCTTAGTAGCCGAACTTTTAAGGTTTCCAAACGGAACCCATGATGACCAAGTAGATGCGTTAGCATGGTTAGGATTAATGATGACTGAGTTTGTAACTTATGTAGAAAAAATAGAGCATGTTGCTTCGTGGCGTGATAAATTAGACTCTATAAGTAAGGACTCTTCCAAAAAAACAGCAATGAGCGCGTAATATGCCAAGTACAAAGTATAAAAAATCTAAAAAAATGAATGCTGCCGAAGAGGCACAAACAGCAAGAAACCAATGGGATCGTTATGTACGAGCTAGGGACAACGGTCATTTAGATTACATAGAAATGGCTAAGCGTTGTGATTCTTTTTACAGAGGAGATCAATGGGACGAAGCAGACATAGCTCAACTAGATAGCGAAGGAAGACCCGCTCTTACTATAAATACAATATTACCTACTGTTAATACTGTGCTCGCTGAACAAAGTTCACGAAGAGGCGACGTACAATTTAAACCCCGTCGAGGCGGAGACCAAGCAAT